TCATTTTGTAAAACAACATTATAAAGAAACTAGTTCACAATTCAAAACTAGTTTTGTGATGTCAAAGTCTGCAGATGCAACCAAATGGTGTCAACGCCATCACGTATCACACTTTGCTAGCTTAATGATTTCTGTCACACCCAAAATATTACATGGTTTCATACTTAGGACATTAAAATTATGGACAAATAAGAAAATTAGCTTCCCTCTTCAACTTTCAGCAACTTTATTAGCAAATCGAACTGTAGTTAGTAATCCAACATTTGAAAGATTTCGAAATGAGTTTTACTCTGGAACAGGAGTTTTTGAAAATCCTATGAGTAACAAAATCACTATCAAATCAGGGATGATGCAAGGAATATTACATTATACTAGCTCATTGTATCATACCATGATTCAGGAAGTTATGAGGGTATTTACCATTCAAACAGCAAAAAAACGATTCAACATGAATATAACCTGCTCAATTGTTCAAGGGTCTGATGATTCAGGAATGATGTTAGGTATTGAAGGCAAAGTGTCAAAGCGGAAAATTTCTAATTGTTATGTATTATTCAGACTTAAAGAAGAAATTTCTCAATATTTGTCTGTTTATTGGAATGTTTGTAAAAGTTCAATTGGTACAGTAGACTTAATTGAATATAATTCTGAATGGTTCTCTAGAATGAAAAGTATTAAACCAACTTTTAGATGGATTAGTGCATGTATGGAATTATCAGTAACAGAAAGATTTATTGACAGAATACGAATTTTTAATCAAGTATTAACTCAATGTTTAGAAGGAGGTGCAACAACATTGGAGTGTGCGGTTGTTCAACTGAATCAGGCTTGGTTACATTATTTAATGTTAGGTTTAAACTCATCAGATTTATCTGACGAAGCAGCTAAGATGATAATTGAAAGTCAAAATCCTCAATTAGGTTTTTTTCCATTAGATTTTGATATGGCTAGTGGAATCCCAGGTGTAGATTGTCAATTATATAATTTAGCTGTTTATGGTAAATACATAATTCCACCTTTACAAGATGATAGAATGTTGCAATATGAGTTTGAGGGACAAAGTAAATCATTAGTTCCTAAGGACCTACGATCAGTTAAACTTAAGTTTGGCCGATTTTATTTATGGTCTAGTTTAGTTGAAAGATTAGATCTAGGAACTTTAGAAGATGCAATCGATAAAATACAACAAAATCCAATTATCTTATTTGGAAGACATACCAGTTGGGAGGAAGAAGTTCCCAATTTAATTTTAAAGGTCTTTTCTCCTGGTGTAAAAGAATCCATAAATAATATATCATCTAGTTTAAGAATGATGGCAGCTTCAGCTTACATTTTACATAAACCTTGTTTATCAATATATAAAAATGGTGAATTTTCAAAACAATCTTTATTTAAAGCATTAAAAGATGACATTGAAAATAAATTGTCACATAATACAAAAGTTATGATAAGATCTTGTTTTCCCATGTGCGATGAATATGAGCAGCTGTTAACACACTTAACAAAATTGGCAAAATCACATGAAACTTTTCATCAGACATTCACTCGATCTAGTAAAGAGGAAATTAAGATATTTGAAGTAATTAAAAATGAAACTGACCTGATTGACTTATGCAAAAGGAAATGGAATTTAGGGGGTCGTGTAACTTTAAGTTCGAGACAATTTAACACTGTATGGGGGCAAGTTAAGATTAAATTTCCTTTTTTATCAGATACAATTCAAGAAACTGCCAGTAATCTATCAATGACTTTTGTTGAACTAAAACTATTTCTGGAATCTTTGAAATCTAAAGAAAGAAAGATAGTTTTACAAGATTCCCCAGCTAAATACGGTGGAGTAGAATCAGCAATAACAAGAATATACTGGCCAAATGTAAAAATACGATCTGAAGTAGAGTCTCAAATGGACAATGTAAACAATCTAAGATCATCTCTATTTTCAATACTAACATATTGGCTATCTGATCTTCAGACTACAAAATTAATTCAAGAGACAATACAATCATCAAAATTTCTACGAAAAGAATATAACCAAATACCAGTAAAAGCTCGTAAGCTTAAAACCATTTTTGACTGGTCACAGAATAAATCTAAAGTTGACTTAATTCAACAAATTAAAACTCAAAAACAAGGTAGAATTGGTTTTTTTACAAAAAAACAAAAAGGATGGGGACCAAATTTAATTGGAGATGGAGAATGGAGAGGTCAAGTCTTAGGGATCCCTTGCATCATCAACATGACTGGAAATTCAACCAACTTTATACAACTAAAATATATAAGTGATATTCATTCATTAGGAGCAGCTCTCATGGATATGCTGATAGAATTCAAAACTCCTATTCCTACTGATTCAGTTAATAGTAATATACTCTTATCTTCCAGCGGGAAAATAACAACATCTAGACATCCTAATGGAATTTATATTCCTATAATTTTAAAAGAAGACTTATCAATAGATATAATCTCATCCTTAGAGGATATGAACTGGTCATTAGAAACCAGAGGAACTACTATTAGACTAGTATTAAATGATCATTCATTTGGAGAAAACCGAAAGTACACAATTTTAAGCGAAACATTATCACAAAAAGATTGGAATCCTTTATATACTTTAAATACAGCTGACTTCTCATTAAATGATTGGTCAAACAATAATTCATCAAAGATATCTGACCTTGAGAATTATTTAGATGATGAAATTCCTAGTAATTTTTCTTCATTCTTACAATTTAATGTTAATTTAGATGGGAAAATTAGTAGGAAAGGTTGGGATTTACAAAAATTCAGATCTCGATTGATTTCAGTTATGGTGGATCCAATAGAATCACAAAAGATGAGTAAACCTAGGATCCTAGAAGAATTGCCCTTGGGGGTTGATTCTATGATGGAGATTCAACAGGTTATGCAAGGACTGTCAATTAATTTTAATGATTCTGACTTCTCTATTTCAAATTTAAACTGGGCAGATGATGTTAATGAAACAGAAGATCAGACTGATATGTCTTTTGAATTGAGTGGAGCAATAGTAGATTCCATTAACGCTCTAAATAATGATATGAAAGACATTTACGAACACCCAGATAGAGAAGACTTTTTAGAAAGAAATTGGATGAAAATGGCATCATCAAATAAATATTTTTCTAACTTAGACAAATTAAGTGAAATTCAAACTGGAATGAGATTTCATGATTTATACTTTCTAGCTAAAGCGTCTGAAAATATCACAGCAAAAGGATTGTTAGGGAAAATTTTATCATTGGTCTTAAGAAGACATGTTTATGAAGGTAAAGACACACATGAATCATTAGCTGATATAGCTTCTGAATCTTCTAGACAAGTTGATACTATTATGTCAGAGAGTGACTTAGTAAAATTGGATGTGGAAAATTTGGAGCTCACAATTTCTCAGCTGGAGAGTACATGTCAGATATTAACAGGAACTGCAAAAGCAGAGATTCAGAAAACCATAGCTAAATACAAAAGATTACGATTGTTAAAGATGAGTCCCACTCAAACTAGTGACATAGAAAACATAGATTATGGTTTTTTTATGACCAGAATAGTTCATCACGTATTCAAACAACAGATTTCTAAATATAGTAAGCACAATGTTGAAGACAATTTGAAACTATCCCTAGTAAAAGTGGAAATGGTTGAGTGTTTAGAAAATATGTTAAAAGATAATGACATAACAAACCATGAATTCACTATAATGCGAGAGCACATTAACAAGAATATTGTATCATCATACCTGATTGATACTTTAAACAAAACATATAATTTAAATATTGAATTATCTTTGTATAATCAAACTCATAGAATTGAAGATATTGAGTTGTAAAATTTTATATTGTATTATTGTCATGGG